ATTTCTACTTATTGTACCTAGTTCTGTATCGCCAATTCTTTCTGTAGCTGCAACAGTACGTAATCCATCTGGCCCAAGAAAAACTAAGTCACCTGCAAATTCTTGTATTGTGTCTCCATTTACACAACCAATATTTCTTGTAACTGGTTGTATAGCAAAATCACTTAAAGTAGAACCTATTAATTTAAATATTCTGTTTTCACAAAATATAAATAATGAATCACGAAATACTTTTAATCCAACAATATCATCATCTACTTTAATGCTACCTGCACCATCTCCACCTGTAAAATTATCTTCGTCAAAAGGTACACTAAATACTAATTCTTGTGGTGTCGTTGATTTACCTGCATAAAACATATGTGATTTATATGCAGCTATAAACTTAGAACCTGCAACACTACTAGCACTTACGTCTGTAGCAGCAATAGAAGTATTAAAAACTGTAGGTGCATTAGTTTCATCAACAACAATTATTTTATCGTTACCGTCAAAGTTAAATCTTTCAAATCTATACTTTACTGCATTAGTTCTACTTGCATCTCTTTCTGTCCAAGTCTCAGACACTACATCATCAACTGCATGTACTGCTGCAGTAGTACTAGAAGTAGCTCTAGTTACTCCTGTAAAAGAACTAGAGGTTACTCCTGTATAAGTAAATATTTCACTATTAATTTGTACAGTTCCACTAGTAGAAAATCCTGTAGTACTATCTACTGTAATAGTACCAGAACCTGTCATACCTGTAGCTGAAGCTATTTTAGATGCAAGCTCAGTAGATGCAGAGCTAAATATTTTTTCACCTCTAGCAGCTAATACTTTATTTGCAAAACTAGCAACCATAAGCACTTTTTCAGAAGAAGAACTTGTTTGAGGTACTATTTGATTAACATACTTACGATGACCATTTATTCTCCTATAGCCACCTTCAATGTCAGGCTCAAAGTTTTCTAACTCAAGGGCTTCACCTTCTTGCATAAGAAATGTAGAACGATTAAGAATTAAACCACCCTCACAATTAAATGCTGCTGGTTGTACCTGAGAACTATCTGGCATTAAGAAATAACTCCAGATAAAAAGTTGCTTACTGGTGGTCTATTTATCATAGTAGACCTAACATATTCATA